ATTATGGGCAAGACCGAGTACGCGATGTACAAGCGGAAGCGCATTATGTGTTGCAAAAAGCAGGGTTCCAGCCCGTAGAAAATAAGCAAACTCAGCTTTATGAGGCGATTGTTAAAATCATTGATGATAACCGTAAAAAAGCCTCTGTCACGCAAAAAGGCGAGGTACAACTTTATTCCGGCTATGATTCAGATTCAGAAGAATTGGCTGCTACACCTAAGGTCATTAAAACCCTAAAAGGCTTTATTGATTCGATCACGCGAAGTTTGACAAATTACATCCCGAATAGCAAAAAATCCAGTGAAGTTAACAGCACAAGTGCTGGTACTGTAGCTACATCGGCTGCCGTCAAAACGGCTTACGATAAAGGCGTTGCCGCAAACAACAACGCTGAGGGTCGCATATCTAAATCTGGTGATAGATTAACTGGCATTTTATATTCCGTGGGTATCTCATCTAAACATTTTGGGTATGGCGCTTATGCTAATCAATATACTAGCGGCGCACCGTTTATGGTTGAGACTACAGGGTCGCAAGACCGTGATACGTATCATCCATTTGTCAAAGGGTTGGTGCGGTCAAAAGGACATTATGGCGCTGGATTTTCATTCGGGTACACAACAAAGCAAGGTCAAGGTGATGGCTTTGGACGAGGCATTATCCATCTTATTGAGGATAATGGCGCTAACAAAACGTGGGCTTTTGAGCATAATGGTGATTTTGTTTCGCCTAATGATGTGCTGTCGTCAAGTGGTAGATCTATTAACAAATCTATCCAGCAGGACGAGGTCGTCGGTGAGGTCGCATTCTTTGCTCGGACAACGCCGCCTAGTGGTTGGCTCAAAGCGAATGGTGCAGCCGTATCCCGTACAACATACGCCGCACTATTTGCTGCAATAGGGACAACATTCGGCGCAGGCGACGGCCGAACTACTTTTAATTTACCTGATTTACGCGGCGAATTTTTGCGCGGTTTAGATGATGGACGAAATATTGATAGGGGCCGCAGATTGGGGACCGCTCAAGGCGATGCTATCCGAAATATTACAGGTAAATTAGATGGCTCAGCCATGGGGAGCGGTAACCAAGTGCTTGAGGGCAAGATGATTGCGTCTGGTGCAATAGGGACAACATATCAACAAAGACAATGGTCAGGAGACCAGGGCGGCTGGGGTGAGCAATCTGTGTCATTTGATTTTGACGCATCAAGAGTGGTACCAACCGCAAACGAAAACAGACCGCGCAACGTCGCATTATTAGCTTGTATTAAATACTAAGGATAAACCATGACTTACCCATTAATAAAAAAAGTATGCCAATTAGATGAGCAAGGCATTTATGTTGGACAAACGGATGCCGATTTATCCCCGGAAGAAGCAGATAATGGTGTTTATTTAATGCCTGCCGGTTGTGTAGATACTGATCCACCAGAAGATAAAAAAGGCTTTGTCGCGAAATGGACAGGCGAAGCTTGGGAATACATTGAAAACCATATTGGCGAAACAGTGTACTCAATAACAACGAAAGAATCATTGGTAATTAGTGAGTTTGGCTCAATCCCTGATGGGTACACGGCGGCTAAGCCCGAAAGCGATCTTTGTGAGTGGGACGGCAAAGCATGGGTAATACCTCCCGAAAAACTGACCGCACTTTTAACAGAAAAGCGCAACCGCCTAATCGAGCAAATTGATAGTCATGCCGCAACAATTTATATCACGTGGACACGCTTTGAAAGCGAGTATCGTGAGCGCCAAACAGCAGCGGAAGCGTATAAGGCAGCAAACTATCAAGGCGAATGCAGTCGTTATATCACGGACTTTGCCAAACGCGCAGGTTTAAACAACAAAGCGGCAACAGATTTAATTTTAGTGCAAGCAGCAGGGTTGGAAAAACTACAAATGGAGCTTGCCAACCAACGCATGCGTAAGTATGAGCTCAAAGCACCTAATCTCACACTTGAGCAAATGCAGTCAATCTATGATGACATCATCAAGCAAATGGATCACTTAATGGAGGCTTATAATAATGGCTAATGTTTATTTGGCGCTTTATAAAGGCAAAAAAACAGGTCTTAAACCAGCCACACTTTTGGCACGTTTTTCAGACTGGCTTACCCGCAAGCTAACAAAAGGTCCTTACTCTCACTGTGAGATTGCAGTTGAGCGTATTGAGTACACATCAGGTCATCACTATGAGCATGAGCTCCATTATGACTGTTATTCGTCATCTATTCGTGATGGCGGGGTGCGTTGTAAAGAGATTGATCTCACCGAAAGAGATAAGTGGGATTTAGTATTGCTTGATGGTGTTAGCGAGGCCGAGGTTGAGTTTTATTTTAACTCTACAAAAGGGAGTAAATACGACTGGTGGGGTGCAATTGGCATTGTATTAGGCATCAAACAAAAACGCAGTAAATATTTTTGCTCTGAGTGGTGTTTCAATGCAATCACCGGTAAAACTCAAGGTTGGCGATTCAGCCCAAATCAACTAGCAACGATCTTTAAAAAAGGATAAACAAAATGAAAATTGGTAACACAATAAAATTACGTAACGGCAATGCTGGCACTATCGTCTATGAGAGCCCATTTGGCAAATTATTAATCGTTGAGCATAACGGTGATGAGTTACCACCTAGCCACTGGCATAATGCGGATGGTACGTTTTATGCAGATTGTACAAGTGATTTAGATGTAGTCCAGGAATAAAGACGGCGACACTATCTGTGCGGGAACACGGATAATGCCAGCTAAGCAGAATGAGCCTGCATATAGCTATATGCCGCCTACCTCGCGAGGCAGGCGGTATTTTAACAAAACCGCTAAAAATGGGAAAGTATATGCAGCATTTAAAAGAGATCCGTTGCCAATGTTGCAACAAATTATTGGCAAAAGTCGGCACAGTGAAACATTTAGAAATCAAATGTAGTCGCTGTAAAACCATTAACCATATTAATTAACTTGATTTGAGTGTCGGAGTGTCAAGAACACCGGAACGCCATAGATAAGGAGGAAAAAACTATGGCAAATCAAGCTAAAAGAAACTTTAAGCAAGCCCCATTACCGTTTGTCGGTCAAAAGCGCAACTTTTTAAATCACTTTAAAGCGATTTTAAACGAGCAGATTCCGGGTGATGGTGAGGGCTGGACGATTGTTGATACGTTCGGTGGCTCAGGCTTGCTTAGTCATACTGCAAAACAACTCAAACCGCGCGCCCGCGTGATTTACAACGACTTCGACGGTTACGCCGAGCGCATTAAGCATATCGACGACATTAACCGCTTACGTGCGCAAATTGCGGCGTTATTAGTTGATGTCCCACGTCAAAAACGTATCACCAACAAAGCGCTCAAGGCGCAGATTATTGACACCATCAAAGCGTTTGACGGCTATGTTGACCTTGCCACGCTAACCAGTTGGCTGTTGTTTTCCGGGCAACAGGTCGGTACATTTGAGGAGTTATGTGCCAAGGACTTTTGGCATTGTTTACGCCAGTCAGACTACCCATCTGCAGACGGTTATTTGGACGGCGTAGAGGTGGTCTCAGAGTCGTTTCATACACTACTACCACGCTTCGCAGCCGACCCACTGGCGGTATTTGTTTTAGATCCACCTTACCTATGCACCAAACAAGAGAGTTACAAACAGGCGCATTACTTTGATTTAATCGACTTCTTACGATTAGTCAACATCACACGTCCGCCGTATATCTTTTTTAGCTCGACTAAATCGGAGTTCGTGCGGTTTATTGAGTACATGCAGCAAGATAAGGTGGATAATTGGCAAGCCTTTGATAATGCGCAACGAATTGTAGTCAATGCCTCAGCAAGCTATTCAGGTAAGTATGAGGATAATATGGTTTACAAGTTCTAAACTGTAAAATTTAAACGCCCTTTAATGATGATTTAAAGGGCGTTTTTGTTTGGTTTAAATTTGAGGTTTATTTTGCATAAACAATTAAACTATTATGCAAAATAAATTTCGATTTTATGCAAAAAGATTCGCGAATTTATACATTATTTGGCATTTTTATCGGTTATGCAGCGTTCTACATTTTACGTAATAACTTCCTCCTTTCTTCTCCGGAATTAATTAGCGATTTTGGTTTCACCAAAAAAGATA